TCATGGCGGTTCAAGAGAGCCAAGGTTCCAACACATCCAGGCACAAGACAAACCAATAAGAGCCGACCAACCTTTTGTATTTACGACTAAAGGCGTGGAGGTTTTCATGGACAAGCCAGGAGACCAAAAAGGTGGAGCAGCTCAAACAATTAATTGCAGTTGCGTTGTTGTGTACATTTCCGAGTCTTACGCGCTTCGAAACTTTCCTAATGCTTTTGTCGGCTTGCCTCCTTTAATTAGGCCAGCGGCTCCTTTTACGGCTCCAGTTATAACCCCAGCATTACCTCAGCAATTAGGAGCGTTTAAATATGCAGATACATTAAAAGAAGCTAAACAAGTAGCAAAAAATATAATTAATCAACAAACTAAGTTAAAAGTAATAAAAACGGAATTTAGTTCCGAACTTTCCCTAACCAAGCTAAACAGATATAATGAGCAATTAAACAAGCTGACTAATGAATACCAGCTTTCAGATTATTTAACCAATAATCAAATTAAACTTAGGTATCGTTCAAGTAGCAGCAGTTATGGATACATTAAGAGAACCCAAACAAGTCTTGTTGAGATTAATTTTGGGCATCAAACTGATTTAGACGAAAGATTAATTCCAAGAGTAGGTAAGGATATTTATGGATTTACTAGGTATGCTGGTAAATCAAAAGTTGATAGAGATAAAGTAGATTTGGCTACGCTAACTCATGAATTTGGCCACGTTATAGCGGTAAAAAATAAATTAATGATGGCTAGATATCCAGAGTTACAAAATTTCTGGCTAGAAATGGACATAATTAGAAGCTTTTATCAAAAAGAGATAAACGACCCAAATAAAATAGCAAATGTATTTCTTGGAAAATATGCCAGTACAAACGATAACGAATTTTTGGCAGAAGCATTTACAGAGTATAAGTTAAGTTCCAACCCAAGTAAATACGCTTTAGAGGTTGGGAAATTAATTGATAGGTATTTTAAAAAATAGACAATGGAGGCAGTTAATCTAATTTGTTTTAAATGCAAACATTTTGAAATGTTTAAAGGCGGTTGCAAGGCTTTTCCTGATGGAATACCCGATGCAATTACAAGCGGATTAAATAAGCATTCTAAGCCTTTAAAAGGTCAAACTAATACGATTGTATTCGAGCCAATTGAAGAGCCACAAAGAGGCTAAGCTTTTTCGCCTTTTGTTTCCTAATTTTTTTTATTTGTATATTTGTTTAAACGAATAAGCAATGCTAGACAAAGCCGAGCAATCATATTCAGATTATCCTGAGGCGGTCAGAAATAACGCTAGAAGGGTTTTAAAATATGTTGATGAGTTCGGTTGGGGGACTTGCGGAACGCCAGTAGGTAAGCAAAGAGCCAACCAGCTTGCAAACGGCGAGCCTGTGTCATTTGATACGATTAAAAGGATGTTTTCGTATTTAAGCCGTCACGAGGTTGATTTACAAACCTCTAGCTCTTATGAGGATGGTTGCGGTCGTTTGATGTACGACGCTTGGGGAGGCAAAGAGGGATTGGTTTGGAGTAGAAATAAAATTAAGGAATTAGAAAAGACTAGCGATATGGGTTTTGTAAAAAAAGGATTAAACCAAGGCTTTACAGATAGTGACATGAAACAAGGGATTGTTTCGGGTTACTTTGCCGTTTTCGGTAACAAAGACCTCGATGGAGATGTAATCGAGCCAGGAGCGTTTACCAAGACTGTAATGGAGCGCGGCCCTCAAGGGAAGCAGTTAATCAAGTATTTACTAGACCACGATAAGAATAAAGTTGTCGCAAAAATAACCAATCTTTACGAAGACAATAAAGGCTTGCGTTACGAGGCTAAAATTGGTAGCCATGCAGCTGGGCAAGACTTTCAAAAGATGATTGAGAGTGAGCTAATCAACCAGCATTCTTTTGGCTTTAGAACTATAAAAGAGCAGTTCGACCAAGAGGCAAAAGCGAACCTAATTAAGGAGGTAATGATGTACGAAGGTAGTGCAGTCCAATTCTTGGGTGCTAATCCTGAAACGACGTTTATCGACCTTAAAAGCGAAGCGGACGCATTCGAGTATCTTAGCAGACTTGAAAAGTTTGTAAAGACCTCAGACGCAACCGACGAAACAATTGAAAAACTAGAAAATCAACTCAAATCACTTTTGGAGTTTCTAAAGCCAGCCGAGCCTACTTTGGAAATAAAAGAAGCCGAAGCAGTCGAAATAATAACAATTAACGAACTTAAAAAACAATTTGAATCATGGAAAATCTAACAATCGACGCCGTAAAGGCAGTCATTGCAGAGGCTGGCGAGGCTCTAAAGGCAAAAGCTAGTAATGCAGAAGTGAAAGCAAACGAAGCTTTCGAAAAGGCTGAAAGCCTATTGAAGTCATTCGCTGGTGTAGTAACCAAAGAAGAGGCAGCAGAAATGCAAAAGCAACTTGATAAGTTGGACATTGCAATGCAAAAGAATGCAGTTGAGAAAGAAGTAAATGCAGAAGATTTCAAAACCGCATTTATGAAGGCTTACGCTCCAGTAAAAGCAGAAATCGAGAGATTGAAGTCTGAGCCTAACGCTCGTCTTAAGGCTCCTTTGGTATTCGAAATTAGCGAGAAGGCAGTTGGAACAATTACTCTAGCTTCTACAATCGCTAACGAAGCATCTTCAGGACAAGTAACTATTTCTGAGTTTACTGGTGTTGTTTCTCCTATCCGTCAGCGTTTGTTGACTTACCTTGCAAACGCAAGCGTTGGAGCAATCGGAACTCAGTATGCAGTATGGGTTGAAGAGTACGACCAGGAGGGAACTCCAGTAATGATTGGCGAAGGTGTTGAGAAGACTCAAATCGATGTACAATACAAGGAGCAGAGAGCTAAGGTTGAGAAGATTGGTGTACACATGAAGGTTTCTATGGAAATGTTGGAAGATGCCGCTTACTTGGCTTCTTACATCCAATCCAATGGAGTTAAGCGTGTAGAGACTGTAATCGAAAACCAATTGTTTACTGGTAACGGAACATCTCCTCAGCTTGCTGGTTTGCTTTCTAAGTCTACCACTTTCACTGGTTCTACAATGGCTGGTAAAGTTGAGGCTGCTACTAACTGGGATGTTATCCACGGAATCATCGCTCAAGTAAGAGCTGCAAACGGAACCGCTACTGGCGTATTCGTTGAGACTGGACAATATCACGTTATGCTTTCTGAGAAGGATGCAGACAAGCAGTATATCTTGCCAGCTGGCGTTACTTTCAACGCAAATGGTGGTATCAACGCTTGGGGAGTTCAAATCATCCCAACAAACGCTTTGACTGGAACTGCTGCTGATTTCGTAGGTGGTGACCTTTCAGCAATCAACGTACGTTTGAGAAGCGGTTTGCAAGTAGCAATCGGAGAGTCTGGCGATGACTTTATCGACAACTTGAAGACTGTAAGAATCGAGCAGCGTTTGGTGCAGTTTATCTCTGCTAACGATACTCCTTGCTTGGTTAAAGGTGTGTTTGCAACTGCAAAGGCGCTTCTTGAGACTACCTAATTATTTAGTGTGTGTTTAGTTTAATGGTGAAAGGGCGGGAATTTTTCCCGCCTTTTTTTGTTTAACGCTTTCAAAATCACTTACTTTAAAAAATAAATTATAAGATATGGCAACATTTACGATGTGTAAGCCTCAAAGATGCAAGCTGAAACTAACTTGCGAGCGCTTTACTGCAAAGCCTAGCGAGATGCAAATCTACTTTGATAAGGAGCCAAGTAATCCCGAAGGAACGGCTTGTGAAGTGTACTTTAAGAAAAATTGTAAGCCTTGCGGCGAAATCTAAAAACCAAAATATGAATATTAGCGAAGACGATTTCCTAAAAGCGGAAATTGAAAGTTTAAATTTAACGATTGATAATGTCGACTTTGTGGCTTTAGCTCAGGAAGTTGCAGACTATTGCAAAAGCTTTGAAGTAAAAACTGTGTTAGACTTTGGATGTGGAACTGGCGTTTACTCGGAGGTTTTGAGACAAAATGGTTTTGACATTACGGCCCAAGACATATTTAAGTCCCATCGAGATTATTGCAAAGAAAATTACCCAAAGTTAAAGGTATTGCAAAAGCCAAAACAAGCTGACCTTATGTTATGGATTGAGGTGGCCGAACACATGACCGATGACGAAATAGGCAAAGCTTTAAAGGCGGTTAATCCAAAGTATATACTTTTCTCTTCAACTCCTGAAACGACAGATTTTGACGCTGATTGGGGACACATAAACATAAAGCAACAAAACGAATGGGTTGCGATGTTTAACGAATTTGATTATAAATTAATTGACGAGCCAAAAACACCTACACAATGGGCGCTCACGTTCCAAAAAATCTAATTTACTTTATCTACTATCCAGGGAGGATTGGACATTACCACAAGCTTAATTTAGCGTATTTAAACAAGTACTGGCATTTGTTCGATGGTCAAAAGGTTGTAAAGATTGCTTTGGATTTGGGATACAATGCAAAGCCAATATTGGAGCTTTTGCCAAAGGATTGTAAAGTGGAATTTGTCGAAAATAATAGGACATTTGGCGAAGCCGTACACTTTATGGATTCAATCAATCGAGTGAGTGGAGGGATGACCTTTTATGGCCATTGTAAGGGCGTCTCACGGCCTTTAATGGGTGGACTAGACAAATGGATTGCCCATTTATACGAAGGCAATCTAAAGACTATTCCTGACCTTACAGAGAAGCTATTCTCCAGCGTTTGCGGTAAGCTTTTGCCTTGCCCTCCATACGTTCCGCAAGAGTTTCACTATTCAGGCTCTTTTTATTGGTTTAACACCGACAAAGTAAAAGCCAGGATTAAAGAGATGCCAATGGATAGGCATTTAAGCGAAAGATTTCCAGCGGTAATCGCAAAACAAAGCGAGTGTCTATTTCAGTATCCAAGCTTTGACAAGAATTTTAATTACTACGACGAGCGGACATGGAAAAGCCTTTAAAGATATTTTATTCAAACCCGTTTGACTTAGATAAAAATATAGGTAAAGCCTACAACGAATACTTGGCCAGCATAAATGCAAACGACGATGATTGGATTGTTTTACAAGACGGTGATATTTTGTATCTGACTCCTGACTGGGGCAAATGAATACACGATGCTTTGGCTTTAGATGGAGACAAATTTGGCTTGATTGGATGTTATACTAATCGACTAAGGTCAAAGCACCAATTGCATGGAAAAGCCTTTAGCAACGATTTAAACATTAGAAATC